CCACTTGATAGTGTTATTAAATCTGTGTCTCCTGTATGTCCAATTACTGCACCATCAATTACAACATTATCTACAGTAAGTGCTGTTAATGTGCCCAGACTTGTAACATTTCCTTGAGCTGCTGTATTTAATGTACCTGCTAAAAGTGTTGTAGTTAAAAGACCACTTGAAGGATTGTATGTTAATCCAGTATCACTTTCTGCTCCTTGAGAACCTGTAGCTCCATCAACAAAGATAGGATATACTGTCTCATCTGTAGAGTTATTAGCTGAAACTGTAATGTTATCAGCAGTACCTGTTGTATCTTGGTTAAGAGTACCAACTGTAAAATCAAGAGTATTATCTCCGTCTTCATAAGCTACAGTTATTCCTGACTCTGTATTAGAACTAACCATAGCTCCAACTGTGTCAGCTATATATTCATTTAAAGCTGTTCCGTCTACAGTTATTGCATCTGCTTCTAATGTTCCATCAATGTCAGCATCACCACTTACATCTAATGAACCTGCATCAAGTTCTCCTGTAAGTGTAATGTTTCTAAAACTTCCAATGTCTTTATTACTATCTACTACAACTGCTTTAGAAGCTGCAACAGTTCCTGCTGTAACTCCATCAATTGTTTCTAATTCTGCTTCTGATATATCTGCTGAACCTATTACAAAACTTGTTCCTGTAATTGCAGTACCAGTTATAGCTGCTGCACTTGAACCACCAATAATAGCACCATCAATAGTACCACCATTAATATCAGCAGTATCTGCAACTAAGCTATCTATGTTAGCTGTACCATCTAAATATAAATCTTTCCACTCAGAACCTGAAGCACCAATATCATAAGTATTATCAGCACTTGGTAATAAGTTAGAAGCTACGTCTGCACTAAATGCTACAGTATCTGAAGCTGCATCACCAAAGGTTAAGTTACCTGAGATTGTAGCGTTGCCAGTAACTGTTAAGTTTCCACCAACTGCTAAGTTTCCTGATACATCAGCAGCACCATTAATATCTATAGTAGTTGCATTAATTTCAATCTCTGTGTCTGATACTAAGTCTAAGACACCATCAGCAGACTGATGAATATAAGTACCTGAATCACCGAATTGTAATTGGTCGGTACTTGAAAGAAGTAATCCTGTATCGGCTACGTGAGTTAGAGAGACATCTTGATCATCACCAAAGTTTATAACTGCACCATCAGCTAAGAATAAATCTGAGAACTCTAAAGAACTAGTTCCTAGAGCAGCTCCGTCTGAAGCATCTGGAACAAAAGCTGTAGTAGCTGTAATTGTTGTTCCTTGTAACGTACTAGAACTTGTTATTGCACCAGTAGTTGTAATTGTATCTATATAAGCATTTTTAAAATAAAGACTTGACGTACCTAAGTCAACATCACTATCTGTAACAGGAGTAAGAACTCCATCTGATAGTCTAATCTGTTCTACTGCTGCTGAAGATACTTCAACAAAGAATCCCCATCTATTATTTGTACTATCTACAACTATTTTATTTAAGAAATCTAAATCACCGATAGTGTGAATATTTCCACCTTGTCCTGCTGTACCATCGTGTCTGTGACCAGTCGAGCTCGCAGAACTAGAACTGTATGCAAATGCATTTACTAATTGATCATACTCATTATTAAATAAAGCTGCTGTGATAGTATCACCATCACTAAATGAACTTTGTCGTGTGTATGTTTGTGCCATATTTATTGTCTCCCTGAAGGTACGTAATCTACATAAATCCCATTAACTGTGTACGAATCATTTGTATTATTACTAAAAATTCTAAAGTAATTACTATGCCCACTTCCCTCTACAGTTTGTCTTGTTATCGGATCAGTAGGTGCTCCGAATGTATAACTTCCAGTTGTAAAAGTTGCATTAGCAAATAAAGAAGGTTTAGATACAGATAAGCTATAATCTGAAGGTTGTGGTATATTTGTATCTTCAAAGTCATATCTTATTTTAAAATTAGTATCTATATCTCCTTCTGGTGTTACTGAAACTTTAACGTATTTTAAAGTTTTTAATGTTCCTAAATCTCCATAATCTAAATCTGGTGTTTGATATTCAGCATTAATAGTTGTTTCTACCTCCGAAGGATTAAAACTATTACCTATATCGTGGTTATATACATAACCTGAATAATCTCCATGATAGTGCTTTTCGACTCCGCTTGAATTAAACCCTGAAGTTGCTGCTGCACTTGCATCTATTCCAAAAGTTTCAGACCATTGAAAGTTTGTAGCTCCTTGAGCATCTGTTTTAAGTGTTCCTATAATTCCTTCGGAGGCATCACCTGTGGAACTAGAACCATAGTATAAGCGATATTGAGATTTATCTCTAATAACAAGACTGCTTATATTGTAGCTTCCTATATTATCAGCTATTTCTTTTATAAGTGGTTGTATTGAACGTGTAGTTGTACTTAACTCTACGTCACCAATTCTTACTGTACCGGCTAATGTTCTTATTCCATCTGGTGCTAAGAATACTAAGTCACCACCAATCTCCTGAATACTCTTACCATCTAAACAGCCTATGTTTTGTGTAATTGGTTGTACAGCAATAGTATCGGAATTATTTATATTTACTAATTTATAAATACTATTCTTACAGAAGATTATTAAATCATCCCTAAAGCTTCTTAGTCCTACTACTTGATCATCTAATACAAGACTACCTGAACCCGTAGAAGAGAAATCATCTATATCACTTGTTCCACTATAGTAAATAGTATTAGGTGATGTAGCTGCTCCGGCTACTACTAAGTGTTTATCATGTATCGTACAAAATTTAGGATAGTGTGTTCCACTTACTGTAATCTCTTTAGCAAAATAAGTTCTACCACTTAATGCTCCACTTCCTGTCATTTTGAAGTAAAAAGGTTTCACACCTGATCCTTCATCGGTAATTATAACTTCTCCATAAGTAGTATCACCTTCATAAGTTACAAAATGTGCTTTACCTTGTGAGGTTCTAGCTGAAGCACTACGTCCTGTAAAAGTACTATAGTTATCTCCACTTCCAGAAACACTAGCTCTATTAATCTGTAACCAACTTGTTCCATCTAAACTAAAATATACATTTGTTCCTGAACAAGCTATAACTCCATCTGCGTATACATGAAGTCCTAAAATCGTATTATCTGCATTGGGTCGTGCTACACTTCCACCACCAAATACAGTAAATCCATTTACTCTTCTATACCCACCTGCAACATCAACCTCAAAATTTCTTAACCTTGTAGCTGATCCGGGTCTACGTAAAAGTTCAAAAGAACTAGAAGCTTTGTCTAGTCCTCCTTCACATGCTAATGCGTATGGTTGTGATGCTGCCATTATATATGATCTGTTGAAATATATTTAGGTGTAGGATTCATTAAAGATGATTTCATTCTTCTTAATCCTTGTTTATAATCTTCTAATGCAAAAGCTGCTTGCTGTGGAGAATCTTTAAACTGATGGAAGTGGTATCTTGCTCTTGCCATAAGAACAGGAACATATACATCAGGAAAAACTATTGTATCTCCATGAGCACTTAATGCTGTTGGTAAGTCCCAAGCAAAGAACCAAACTCTGTAAACTTTATCAGGTATTGGACTTACTCCAAACTTTCTTGCATCAGGGCTTCTTATAATATAACGTGGTGTTCCATAAGTTTGAGTATCTGCATCATCTACATTTTCATTTTCTCTAAGATGATCTTTCCATTCTTCTGTTGTAATAAATTTTAAATTTTGACTAGTATAAGGAGTACTTGCTCCGCTTACACCAATAGTAGTAAGATAAAAATTATCCCAATCTACTGAACCATAGTCTGATGTAATACTTGAACTAGATTCTTTTAATTCATACCAACGAGTTCCTGCTGTAGTTTCTACATAGACATTCCCATAAAAAGGATCAGTAGCTCCACTTTCTCCTGTTGCTAAGAATGACCATTGAGGTTCATCCATAACTATATCATTATAAGCTCTATTGATAACATCTTTAGCATGACCTTGTATTCCTATTGCACTACCAAAGTTTGCTGAAGTTAATACAACTTCGTTAAGTTCTCTTAGTAATTCATTAGTTAGTTGTAAATAGGTTGTTGCCATTTTACTTTATACCTTGTTGATTATCTCTTTCTCGATTTTGTTTATCTTCTGAATTATCGTAAGCACCTTCAAATTCTGTTATATCATTGAAGTTTACTTTAGTTCCTGATTCGTATTTACCTCTAGGCATTTACTTCTCCTTTATTAAAAATTCTATCCCAACCTTCTTGATATTTCTGTTGGTTTTCTTTTGTATAAAACTTTCCAGATAGTCCTAATTTTTTATTTCCTTTCTTTTTATTTTTTAAAACTACTGGTTGTGAATCTGATCCTACCTGTGGCATTTTATGGATTAAAAGCTGCTTTAGTTGTTTTGTAGGCTTCGTTCTGTAAAGTCTTTGGATCGTCTTTTTTATACGTTCCTTTCTTAGTTCTTGCACGAACTGTTTTAGTTCCGAAGTAATGGTCCATTCTTTTTGTGTATCTTTTGAACCAGTCTTCTTGCCACTTTTTAAATTCTTTTTGATCCCAAGTCGTTATCATCTTATTTTCCTTTTAAGTGTAAGGGGGAAGTGAACACATGATTCCTTCCCCGCTTACTAGTTTCTATTAGTCAATCGCATAGAAAGCTGATACTAAAGCTTCGCTTCTAAGAACGTCACATCCGTAAACGTGAAGTCCTCTAACGATGTCACCAAAACTATCAGGATCACGAAGAACCTCAGTTTGTGTGATAGCTTGTGCAGTAGCAGCAGCACTAATATGACCTGCTAAAACTTTACCGCTTGCAGTTGAAGCAGCAGCAATGTTATTAGACTTGTACATATTAAAGCCACGTAGCTTTCCACTTGATACTAAACCATTTCTAAGCGAACCTTGACCCGCATTATAGTCAACCGACATTAGCTTTGAACTAGACTGAGACAGTTGCTCATACCATGAAGGTGGAGCAATGAACCATCTTCCTTCTTCAGGAACATTTTGTTCATCTAATAGTCTAGCCATGAAAGCCATAACATCTAAAGGATCAGCACCAGTTCCGTCAGACCCTGTAAGGTCTATAGAATTAGTACCACCTTGGTGTTGACCCATAGTTTGAGTCGCAGCAGCAGCATCTGCACCTAATACATGATCAGGTGAAGAGCTTGATACTCCACTAAATAGTTCAGCTATAACACCCTCATCAAAAGCATCTTTCAATGCGTAAGCTGCTGAAGAAGACGCTGCTTCTTTCCAGTTTACGTGAGACATTGATTTTTCAATATCGTCAACTTTAAATTTGAATGCGTTAGCTACGTCTACTACTAGAGTTTCTTCTGCATCAGTTAGTTTAGTTTGAGTAACGTCAGCACCTCTTTCATACTGATAAACAGTAATTGTAGGTTCTTTGACGATTCTTACGGTATCTCCGAAAGCAGATATTTCACCAGAATAATCTGTGTTTGTGATTGCCTCTGCAACCGAAGCTTTTCTGAAAAAGTTTAAAACCTTCTTAGAATAAACCTTCGGCATGAAGAAAGCATTCGTCTGTCCACTTACGGAGTTCGCAAAGTTACCATTAGTATCAGTTGATTGCTCAAATAGAGCATCTGATTGGTTATATGCCATAATTATTCTCCTCGAATATTATTACTAACTTTGTTAATCTCTGACTCTGCCTTCCCTTACAGCTTGATCAATCTCGGCTTCTAACCGATCATATTCATCCATAGGTAGGGCAGCAATCTCTTCTTGTGTCCATATCTTAGGCTCATTAGTGTCTACAGATGTTGTCTTTGTTGAGACTAATTCAGCAGCATCTTGAGCTTTAGATTGTGACGTTGGCATTTTCGTTTCAGAAGATTCTGCACTAAACCCAGTTTCTAATTTAAAAAGATCGATAGCCTTACTAGCAAGAGATGCATTATTGGGATTATTATAAATCCAATCTTTTATCTCTTCAGGTTGATCTTCTGCCCAGTTATGAAACTCATCACTACTACGAAGTTCTTCAAAGTCTGGATGTTTTGCAACTAAGTCTTTTTCAGCTTCTCGTTTTAGTAATTCTGTTTCACGTCCTTGCATCGCATCCAATCTTTCTTGCAATACTGCAACTTGATTTTCACTCTGCATATGAGCTACAGATTCAACCACTTCATAAACATCAGGATACTGAGATTTAAATTGTTCTAGTTCTTCAGCAGTCTTAGGAGCTTTATACTCCGGTTGATTTGCTGTAACTTTTTGTAACAACTCTGTTTCTCTTTGTCTAAAGTTATTTAGACTCTGATCATAATGCTTTTTAAGGTCATCATATCTTTTTTTATAATTAGGTCGTGAATAAGGTTTTGCCTTTTCCACTTCCGGTTCTGTTTGTTCCTCTACTTCTGAAGGGTTAGCTTCGGTTTTAGTAGGTGGAATAAATAAACCATCTGCATTCTGAGGATTATCTTCCGGCATTACATCTGGTGTATGCCATGATTTATTCTGATTATACAGGTTTGGTTTAGGTTCTTGTGAAGTTTCTTCGTTTAAGTTTGCTTCTGCCATTTTATTCTCCTTATAGGGCTTGTGCTATCTTCAAGGTAGCCTATTCTAAGAACGTCTTCTTAATTAGGGGCTTGATCTTACAAGGTAGCTAAAGGTTATTAACTTTGGTAGAGTGCCTACGCTAATAGGGTAGCTCTACCGATTCATTAGCCACTTATAGGAACATAGTATCTACGAGGACTAGCCTTTAACATTTCTTCTTCAACTTGTCTGTTAGGTTTTACAACATTAGGAACATTCCTTTGTGCTGTTTGACTTCCAGTAGTTTGAATCGGAACTGCTTTAGGATCGCCTTCTTCTTCAACCATGCCACCATAAGCGACACCTTGTCTTTCATCTGCTATAGTTTCTGCATCTTCCATCATCTGTTGAAGGTTATCAACTCCAATTTCTTCTACAGCTTTAGCAGTAAAGACAAATTCCCCATCCGATAACCTCGCAGGTATCGAATCGGACATCTCTGATCCGGGTCCTTCAATAGGACCAGAACCTGAAAATTCTGTTGCACTCTCGACTACTTGATCGAATATTTCACTTAGTCTGTCGTCTTTCTCAAGAGCACTTATTAAATAATTTCTATCTTCATTAGACAATGTTTGTTGCATTACATAGTCTACATAATCTTCTTCCATCTCCTCATCAGGAAGCATTTCTTGTTCTTCTTCCGGTACTTCTTCAACTTTAGCAGGAGAAACTGATATAGCTAACGCATTCATTTGATCGTCCATCTCTCCACCTTCTTCATATTGTTCTCTTTTCATTTCGCCTCCTGTGGCATTTGCTTTTCTAGAAGCTTTTTCTTGAAGAGCTTGTACGTTCTCATCAAAGATAGCTTGTCTATCTTGTTTAAATTGTGGTTGTTCCATTCTTCTTGGTCCAGACGCATCTATAGTTTCTAAATCTCTTCGTCCTGCTCTTTTAGCTTGTCTAATATTTCTTCGTTCTTGTCTGTTCTCTCTTCGTTCTTGTCGTCTTCCTGACGTATACATTTGTCGTTCAGCTCGTCTTTCATCATTAATAAAAAAGTCTTGTAAGCCATCAAGAAAAGAACTCATTTTTTCTTTGTATGAAGGTTCAGTAGAAACAATAGGACCTTCTGTCATGTAATTTTCTCTTGGTCGTCCAACTTGACTTCCGTATGTTCCTTTACCTTGTGGCATATTAATTCTCCTCTTTAGTCTCTAATGTTACTTTAACTTCATCCCTCAGCTTGTCGAAGTGTTCCACTAAAGCCCACTTCCCCCGGTTGAGGAACAACTCCTGTTCCGATGTTGCCACCACCAGTCCCTGTAATATCAGGTCCTTCTGGTCCTGTAGGTGGTCCTTGAGGGCTTTCCATGCCTGTGGGTTGTTCACTAATGGGGTTAGCTTCTTCGCCTGTTCCTTGTTGAGCATTTTGCATTCCTATAATTTGTGCAGCAATAGCAGCTTCTTCTGGACTATTCAGAATCTCTTCTGGGTCTAAGTCAAGACTAAACGCTAGTTCGCTTATTAGTTTAGACATCTTAACAAAAGGTGCAACAGCAGGATTCTGAGCAGTTTGTAAGAACATAGTTAATCTCTGTGATCTTACTTCTTTCTGCATCAGACTTGATGTACCCATTGCTTCGATTTCTAAATCTCCAACAATGTCTATATCTGATTCCATGAATTGCATGTTCCAATGAAAGAAAGCTTCTCCCAAAGGCTTTAATAAAAAGTCATCAATATTCTTGACAACTGTTTTAATGTTAAGACTTGATGCACCTAACAACATAGACATTCCAGATGCAGTTCTTGTCATACTTTGTACTCCTGTTTGACCATGTGAGTAACTTGGTATTCCTGTCTGTTCATCTGCAAGTTGTCTAAACTTGTCAAACATCATCATATTTTCAGGTGCTGTATTTGGAAATTTCAAACCATGTATAGCTTGTCCGGGCATCCCTGCTTGTCTTCTAAAGATTTTTCCCGGATATATTTCCATTGACTGTCCACCGACTAATGCTGAATCATCAACATCAAATACTAGTGAACCTGCCATAGCTAAGTTATCAATAGCCATTCTAGCATGACCATTCATAATTTGCTGTGAGTCCAACATATTTTCAGGAACTCCTATACCAAAGAAACTATATGGATTCTTTTCGTATGGGAATGCATGATAAGGTAATGTTGGAGGTGTGAAAGGATTAATCACAGCCCTCAATAACATGTCTCCACAAGTCCAAGCGTTAATTTGAACTTCATCTAGATCGTCTACACTTTCAGGTAAATCAATACCTACTTCACGAGCATAGTCTGCATCCATTACTCCCCAATACTCTAATATCTCAAAACGATCAGAAAAATCAGTTTCAGTATTTGCATCATCATTTAATATCTGATCTTCAAAATAACGAGTATCATAATTAGGACCTTGTTGTAAGCATTCTCTAATAGCATCATTATCAAAGTATGGTAAGTTTCTTAAACCACGTAGTTGACTTCTATTAAATTTATGTCTATGGATAATATAATCACACTCTTCCATAGTAGTTGCATTCGGATCAGGATAAAAATCCCAACAGCTTACGAATTCTATTCTTGGAACTCTAACATGATTAGGTTTGTATTCTCTACCATTCTCAGTCTGAGTCCATCTATGTAATGTTTTATTAAAACTAAATGGTCCTTTAAGTATTCCAGTACCTAACATAGCAGACTCAAATAAAGCATTTCTTAATTCTGAAATACCATTTGATTCTTCTATTTGATCATGGATTAGTTTTTCCATGTTCCTTGCAGCTTTTTGTGCAGGACTAACTTCTGGAAGACCTACTAAACTTTTACCTTCAGTTAAAACAATATTACCATCTTGATCAGTATAATTATCTTCTAATGAACTTAAAAAGTTTTCACCACTAAAGAATGTAGCTCCGGGTCTTAAAACTTTTCCATCACCTTCAAAGCCTACATCAAATGGACTCTTTTCTACTGGGACTTGAGATACATCAATACCACCTTCTTCAGGACCTTCAATTCCTACTCCGGGTTGATTAAGTTCAATATGAGCATCTCTAGCTATGCCCTCTGGCAACCTAGTTTCTTTAACTGATATAGGAAATTCTCCTGTACCAAATAAAACATCTATAAGTTGTCCATATGCTGCAACTGTTTTAGTCTTAGTAACTTTAATAAAAACTCGTGACTTCTCAGATTCTCTAAACTTAACCTTCTTACCATATAAACCTCTAAAGTTTTGATAAGAATTTAACCAACGAGTTTCATCACCAAGCCTAGCCTTTTCAGCATTAGCAAAACGATTTTTTATTAAACCTATTAAGTTTCTAGTCTGATCATCTTCAAGGTCTAAGGTTTTACCTTGCTCACCTTCTACGTCTGTGTAAAGATTATCAGCAGTTAGAAATGTATTTTCTTCCATATTAATATCCAAATGTAGAATCAGAAGCCTCAAAGACACGTTCTTTTAAACGTATCATTTCCGTAATCGGATCAGTCATTCTAGGTCTACTCATTATTAAATACCTTAATGCATCATAAGCATGATCCTGAGCATGCGTATCTACATCCTCAGGATTAGTCTTTGATAAAGGTATGTTTTGTAATTCTCTAATTAGATTAGGGCAAGTGTTAAATATTTGTAAACGTGGTCTACTTTCAGGAGTAGGTTGTTTTAAATATTCGTGTATCTGCACTTTACCTGCTATTCTATTTTTATCTGCTCTTCTAAGTTTGTGTCCTGCTTTAAGTAGAACTTCACCTATGGTAGGACCAGTATAACCTGTCCTTGCCCAAGCAGCCGTATCTAAAACTCCGGGAACAGAACGATACTCATCTAGTTCTCTTTCTGTGATCTGAGTTCCGAGTGCTTCTCCTGTAAGACCTTTTTGGTATAGTTCTCTATAAATGATGATGGTCTTATCTTGAGGATCGACAGCAGCCCAGAGACAACAGCTTTCCGAAGCGTAACCATAGTCAATCCCTTTCACTCTTTCCCAATGTAAGGGTAGTTCGTAGGGAGTAACTACGTGTATTAATGGATCAAATTCTACAAATGCTGCTCCTTCATTTACTTCCCAGTTACCTTCTAATAATTGTTTTCTTTGTATTGGAGGTAGTGAAAGGAGCATGCGTTCATACTCACCATCTTTTGCTAAGTAAGGATTATCCAATAACTTAGCCGGAATAAACTTTCTTGTTAAACCATCAGAACCAACAAATGATTTATTAGGTTCTGATTCTTCCAAGTATCTTTTCTTAACCCAATGAGCACCAACACCACCCGGGTTTGCAGTACAACGTAGATAAGTCTTAATAGACGGATCAGTTGTTCTAAGTCTGGAAGCTAAATAGTTCCAACCAAACTCTGTGGGTAGATGAGTAATCTCATCAAATCCTATCCAACTGTATGCTTGTCCTTGATAACGATAAACGTCTGCATCTTTTTCTAAGAAACCAAACTCTATCTTAGCACCACTTGGAAAGTTCCAAATCTTTTCTACTTCTCTAAACTTAGTTCCGGGAAAAGCTTTGGGATATAATTCTCTACTTTTATCTATGAGTTCTCTCAACTCTGGCATAGACCTTCTAAGTATTAAGGCTCTATGTCCTTTAACGTGGCAGTAACGCAATGGGTCTATTAACATTGCAAAACTTTTACCACCACCGGCAGCTCCTCCGTAGAGGACATCTTTTTCGTCTGCTGCCAAAAAATCTGTTTGTGGACCTTCGTTAGGCATAAAAGCCACGAAAGCATTTGTTGCATCTAGATGTTGTTGTACTGAATCAGGGAGAGAACTAACTTCAGATTCTGTTACTACCTTCCCCTGCCTTGATACTGTTTGTTCATCCGATGCGTTCTCAAACTTTTTGATTGTTGTTTCTTGTTGTTTGAGAATTTGTTTTTTGGATCGTAGTTTCTTTTCGAGTTTTTCAACTGTACTCCTCTTTTGTTTTAAGGCTTTTCGTGCAGCTATCTTTTTCTTTTGTTCAGAAGAATAGCTGTATTTAGATGTTGACCCTTTTGGTCTTCCCCCTTTCTTTCGAGGTGATCCGTCTTTGTTAAGTATAGGGTTACCGTTAGAATCTGTCAAGTATTGAGTTGAATTTATTTTTGTAATCTTCTTCTTGTCTGTCATACTTTTTATCTACGTGTTTCTTTAATCCCATGCGAGACATACTACGATTTGTACTCGCTTCAAGCCAATCTACAGCTACAGCTAAACTAATTTCTTGATCTCTTACCATTTCCGAAACTAGGTTTAGAGCATCAATCTGTTCTTGTATAGGCTTTAAATAACCTTCAATATCACTCTTTTCATATCCAAAAGGGATAGTTGATGTCTTTCTTTTAATGTATCCTTCTTTCATTCTTCTTTAGGGCAAATATATGTTCCCTTTTTATCTGTGTAACAAAGTCCTTCTAATGGTTGATAAACACTACAACTTGTTAAGAGTAATATTAATAATATTATTCTATACATTTATTGATTATGTTTTCTGTAAGCTGACTTAGTTTCCCAATCTTCAATAGCTTTGGAAATACTTTCTTCAGCTAACACACTACAATGGAGTTTAATGGGTGGTAGGTCTAAAGCTTTTGCAATGTCTTTATCTTTTATTTGCTTTGCTTCTTCTACTGTCTTACCTTTAAGCATATCTACAAACATAGTACTAGATGCTATCGCAGAACCACAACCATATGTTTTAAACTTAACATCTTCTATAAGGTCTCCATCTAGTTTAAGTTGTAAACGCATAACATCACCACATGAAGGTGCTCCTGTCATTCCTGTAGCTACATTAGGATCAGTAGGATCAAACCTACCAACTGCATGCTTCTCAGGTTCTTTGAGTACACTTTCAAATCTGTCTAGTACTTGTTGTGAATATGCCATTATGATAATCCCCAAACAGTAACTAGTATAACAATCAATACTAGTATCTGTTCTACAGTCATTACTTACGCTTAATTAAACTAAGGACTCTATCTTTAATACTATTAAATGTATCAGGTCTATACTTTCTAAGTAAAGCTCCACCGATAACTGCTATAATAACTATTAATATTAATGTATCCATTATTTACTCCTTTTCTTCTTAATGAAGGGTTGTACTAGAAGGTACAAAATAACTATCTAATATACCTACAACAGTAATACCCTCTTCCAAAGCAACAAGTTCTGCTTCTTCCCAAGAACTAGCAATTATGTTTGGTCCAGAATGAGGTTTATTTTCTACTGTAATTTCTGTTAGAAATATCTTCATGTCTCTTCTTTTTCTCTTCCAGAAGCTTCTTCCACATAAGGTTGTTCGCTTCCAATTTCTGTTTCTGAGTTTCCTGTTTCTTCATATTCAACTTCCTGTGCCTCTATATCTATAGGGGCTTTGTCTGGCATTAAGAATATACCACCAGATACTTGATGATTAATATCTAAAGTCTCTGATTTAGAAACTCCAACTCTGTCTAATAAAGACTGAGCAGCAGTAAGCTTATTACTAGCTTGAGGTATAGGCTTATCAGATTCCATTATCTCTAAAAGTTTAAAAGCTGCTTTCGGAGCATTGTGAGCTAACACATCCTTGGTTAGCTCTAACACTTCGTTCTTTAAAGCTTTTAAAACTTGGTAGTGTCCACCAGAATAACCTGCCAAAGCTGCTGCTTGTTTAGCATCTCCTTGGGTTTCCACTAGACTATCAAGAAATAACTGTTGTTTTTCTGTAAGTTCTCTAGGCTTTGATAATGAGGGTAGTATACTGCTCATGTAAACCAGTATACATCCCTATGCTAAAAAGTCAAGAAGGACTTGACAGAATCTTCTCT